CGCCGATGTCGAGCGTGACGGCGGCCGCCCTCATCGGCGCCGCGGCGGTATGGGCCGTCGCCGGCAGGGAGGCGTCGGCCTCGGACATAAATATGCCTGTGAACGTGAACTCGACGAACACCTGCTTGCCGGACTCGCCCGAAAGCTCCCAGGTGCCCATGGCGCCGTAGAGGCGTTTCTTCAGCCCGTCCTCGTACACGTCGATCGTGACGGTCTTCTGGTCGGCCACGGCCGTCACGGGCGAGAGCACGCCGTCGGCGAGCTTCATGCCGCAGCCCTGGAACAGCACCAGCAGCCCCGCGTCGAGCGCGCTTTGCCCGTCCGATCGCAGCTCCGTGCGAACGGTGCACGTGCCGACCGAAGGTCCCCGCTCGGCCTTCGCCTGCCCGCCGAACTCGCCCGCCGGCTCGCGCTGGATGGTGTTATCCGTCGGATTGATCGACGGCTCGTAGCACAGCAGGTCGATCGCCGGGGCCGACACGGCCTGTCCCTTTTCGTCCTCGATGCCGACCTTTATCACTTTTCGTCTGCCAAGTTTCGTCATGTTAATCGCTCCTGTGTTCTAAGCGCGGTTGACGTAGGGGTCGTTGATTGCCGTGCGATAGATAACGTCGATGCTTACCGTGACGCCCTCGACGCCGGCGGCGGCGTCGGGATATTCCGTCCCCCCCAGCTCGCTGCGGACGGCCAGGCGGCCGAACTGTTCATCCTGACACAGAGCCTTGCGGACGTCGGCCTCGAAGACGTTCAGCGCCTGGTCCATGGGCGTCGTGTCCGCCTCGCTCACGCGGACGACCAGGTCGCACGTGATCGGAAGCCGCCAGGCGATCGCCGCCGGGTTGCCCACCAGGTCGTCGTCGGGCGATCGCTGCTCGGGCTCCTGGAGGACGATTATCATCTTTTCCTGCGGCGCGAACTTCTCGCCCGTCCGCCGCGGGCGGACGACCTGGACGCCCGCCGTCTTGTAGCCGGGCGGGGTTATTTTCTTCAGGGCCGCCTCGACGGCCTGGACGATCAGCTCCTTGACGGGAAAATCGCTCACTACGATCTCCTGCGGCTCGCTATCACCAGCCCGGCCTGCGTAACGATCTCGGCCTCAAGCTTCTCGCCCAGCTCGGCCTCGAGCGTCTGGGCCGACAGCTCTTCTATGTGCTCGACGGCCTGGGGGATCGACGGCCCGTACCGTTCGGTGATCGGCTTCCTTGGGCGGACGAGTCCGGCCATGCCGCGGCCGGGCCCGCGCCGCCTGCGGAGGCGCCGCCCGATCGTCGGTGAGCCCGTCCGGACAAACGCGCCGCGACGGCCGCTGCTCGGCATCTCCTGCACGAAGCCGCTCGGCAGCAGCTTTCGCTCCCCGCGGCGGATTGCATAGCTGACCCCGCGGCGGACCTTGCTGGCGCCGAATCTGATCAGGGGCACCCGCCGGCCGCTGATCGTCAGCAGCGCCGCCAGCCGGCTGAAGTTGGCCTTGCTCAATCGCATGTTCCGCTCGCGGACCTCGGATGTTTTGAGGTTCAACTCCTCGGTGACGGCCCTGATGACCTTGGTGCGTGCGGCGACGCCGACCTGGTTGACCGCGCGGATGAGAACGCGCTGGAGGCCGTTGGGTATTTCCTTCAGCTCCTCTTCGAGCACCCGCATTTGCCGGCGGTCGACCGTGATTTCAACGGTCATCGTCATTCAGTTTTTCCTACGCCGCCGCCGAGGCCAACGCGCCCCGGAAGCTCGGTCGAAGCTTTAGCCGCCGGTCATTGTCGGCGATGTCATTCGTCATGTTCCGTCGCCACATATTGACGCAATTACCCGCCGCCATGTTCGCGTCGAGGTTCGTGATCGAGCCCGCGCCGAATATCCTGCCGCCCTTTGCTGTGAACGCGATTGAAGCCGAGTTGTATATCCCGCTCAGGTTCGCACTGCCCTTGCCGAGCTTGAAGGCGTTGTTCTCATTCTCCGCAGCGCCGCGCACCAGGCTTGCAACCCTCACGCTCCCGGCGGTTCGCAGGTCGAGGACGCCGGACAGGTTGCCTGCCCCGCCGAGCGTAACCGCCCCCAGGCTGTGCCCAGCGCCCGACAGGGCCAGGGTCAAGATGTTTGCACCTGCTGTCTGCGACCTGATTGTCAGTGTCGCCGTGGTCATCTTTCCGCTCTGGCTCACGATGAAGTTGTTTCCGTAGATCAGAACGGGGCCAGCCGAATTGATGATGCCGGCATTTGTATGGTTCGCCGATGGCTTGAGGTACAATGTCGTGGCGAGCGCGATCGGCCCGGCCAGGTCCATGAAATTATTGCCGACAGCGGCGACATTCATAATAAAGCCGCCGGCCAGAGTGCCGATACCAGTCAACTTCGCGGCGTAGAAGTGGTTCGTCAAGGTCGCCGCGCCGTTCACGACCAACGAATTGATGGAGTTTGCGCCCGTGGGGTTGCTGAGCAGGCCGATGCCAGTCTGCGTCCAGATGCCCGTGTAGGTTTTCACGGCTCCGGCGGCGATGATTATACTCGTCGCCTGCACGGTTCCCGATCCGGCGAGCGTGCCCGACGCGAGCGTAAACACACCCGCTTTCACCGCGCCGGTCTGAGTCAGGGTGAAGCCGTTTCCTGTTATCGTTACCGGCCCGCTCGAATTGATGACGCCCGCGTTCGCATAGCTCCCAGCAAGCGTGATCGCAAGCGTCGTTGCCGCTGCAATCGCACCTGGGAAGTTCACAAACTCGGCTGCGGTCGGGTTGACGTACATCGTGTACGCCCCGGCGAGGCTGCCGGAGCCGGTGAGCGCCTTCGTGTAGCAGTTTCCTATCAGCGCCGCCGCGCCGTTGAGGACCAGCAATGGGAAAATGTTTGTGGCGGTGGGATTCCTAAGTTCGCCCGTGCCGGTCATCGTGAATGTGCCGGGATTCGTGAGGGTAAAGGTGGAATCAATTATGAGATCGCCGCCAACCGAAACCGGGCCCGAATCGGTCCAAGAACCATTCCCTAACGGGCTGGTCGTAATCTTGCCCGCAGCTATTGCCCCAAACCCCTTGCCGTCGAAGGCGCTATTGTGCACAAATAAATCCAAACACTCAATCTGTTCTGTAGCAGAATATATTCCTAAATCTACGTCGAGTGTGCCCTGCCCAGTAACGCTCCACGTTATCGTTCCTGTGCCCAGGAACATCACGCTTGGTCCGAAATTCGATGAAAAGGCAACTCCCTCAATAAGGGACCCATACACGTGAAACAACATAACACGCCAATCCTCTTCGGAATCGGCGAATGTGCCATTAAGGGTACTGTCTCCAGCAACGCGGACGGTATGTACTGAGTCGGCCGGGGTAAGTATTCCCGCATATCCCGTCATGTCCCAAGCGGCCAGAGTGCCCGTCACTGGACAAGTGGCAATGTCCCAAGTGCAGTCCGGGCTTGTGGGGTCGAACCTGGCAGTATCGCCGGCTTCCAGAATACGCCCCAGCGACCAGTTGCCCGGTGTGCTGGCCAGGCTATCTACGCCGCCAAGCTGAAACTTGTTCTCGGCCATGCCTTAGAAGCCTCACTCCGGCGGCGGCTGCTCGCCGGCCAGGAAGTTCATCTTCAGCAGCGCGCCGACATCGCCGACGTAATCGAGATAAACCGCAGTCGTCGGCACAGGAATACGAATGGGGCCGCTGTTGGACAGAATGCGCTCCCCGGTAACGGCCGGGTCCTCATCGACATCGGTCCACGTCAGTTCCGCGTCGCCGATCGTGCAGGTTACTCGCAGCTCCGTCAGGTTCACCCCAACATCAGCCAGAGTGATGCGGACGTGTGCGGCATCGCAGGTTTTCTGGGCAAGGCCAAGTTGAACGGCGGGGGGAGCCAGCGTGTCAACCCTGGCCAGGACGGCCGCCAGCGTCGTCTGCGTGGCCGGATCGTCCGACAGCTTCGCCAGGACCGCCGCGAGCGACGTTTCGGTGGCGGGGTCCGCCAGCGCCGCCAGGATGGCCGCCAGCGTCGTCTGCGTCGCCGGATCGGCAGACAATTTTACGTAAAGATCCTCAATCTTCTTGCCGCCGGCGATGCCGTCGATCAAGGCGTCGACGTCCACCTTGACCATATCGACATTGATGACCGCCCCGCCGAGGTCGAGCAGCACCGCCCCGGTCTCCTCGTTGATCATCAGGCTCGCCCCGATCAGCCCGAGCTTTTTGTATTTCGCCATTGCTTGCTCCTCGCCTCGGCAGGCCCGCCTGGGCGGGCGAGCCGAAGGCCTCAACTGATTTTCAGCGTAACCCAGTCGGCCTGCTGGCCGGCGATCTGCTGTATTCCGCGGCTGGCGGCCGGCCCGCCGAGCCGCTCGGCGATCTCCAGCCTGTCGGCGCCGGCGTCGATCGAGCCCGTCGCTATGCCGGCGGCCGCGTCGTTAAGGGCCGTCACGGTCATCTCCGGCGCCATCGCGTGCATCATGTCCGCCGGCGTCTGCCGCTCGACAAGCACGTCTATCTGCCTTGCCTGGCCGCTGCAGGGCCGGTATGTGACCTGCTCGGTCGCCCCGAGCCTCTTGAGCGTCGAGAGGTGTCGTTTTGCGCCGTCGGAGGCCATTGGTTCATCCTTCCGGCGGCTTGGTGGCCAGGAGCACCTTGCGGCCCCTGACGCTGCTGTAGATCGAGCCGCCCGCCAGCACCAGCGCGCCCAGGGCGCCGCCGATCTGGGTCGCCAGATCCTGCGATTCGGCCGCAGCCAGGCCGAGCTTGGCCGCCAGAACCCAGGCGATGCCTCGCACAACGATCGGGATCAGCCACGCGATGACGTGTTTCTTGTCCATGAGCCATAACCTCACGATGAGTTTCCAAGCGGCCAGGGCGCTAAAGCCCCACCGCGGCCAGGACGACGCCCAGGGCCACCTTGAGAAGCGCCGCTTCCAACTCCGCCGCGAAGTCGTAGAGCTTGCGTTCCTGCTCGATCATGGCGGCGAGCCGCTGGTTCTCCGCCTTGTCCACGGCGATCAGGTCATTGGCGGTCATCGAGCCATAGAGCAGCTTTCGCGCCCCGACGAAGTTCCGGTTCATCCACGCGGTGATGAAGCGGTTGGCGATGTCCTCGGTGAGCTTGCCGTCGCCCCAATACTTGGCCACGATCTCAAGGAACGGGGCGGCCTTAGGTTCCTTGGCCAGTATCTTCTCGCGGATGTCGGTCCAGGGGATCATGGGTTACTGTCCTCCTCCGCTGGATCCGGCCGGGTCCAGGCCGGCTGTGTCGCCGGTTGCGTGGTGGTCTGTGCGCCTACGTTGGGATTTACCACGGCCTGTTTTTTCGCATCCGCCAGCCAGTTGGGGGCGGCCAGGCCCAGATCGATCTTCTGCGACCAGAGCCGCCAGCTCTCATCCTGCGAGCGAATCCACGCCTGCTCCTGGCTGCGGTCGGTCTCGCTCTTGTCCATCAGCGCGACGAACGCGCCCGATCGGTTGGCCTTATCCCGTATCCAGTCCTTCTGGTCCTGGGTAACGACCGTGCAGCCGGCAAGCAGCGAAGAGGCCGCCAGGGCGGCCAGGCAGAGCAGCGTAAGAATCATCTTGCGTTTCATGGTTTGTCCCTTTTTGCGAATGCTTCGAGCGTTGCCCTGATGGCCTTGATGTCGCCCGCGATTTCGATTGTCGCCCACTCGACCTTGCGCAGGCGCACCTCCTGGTCCGCCGTCCGCTCAATCGCCGCCTGGGCCTTGCTGTCCGCCCGGACCGTGAACGTAACACACAGGACTATCGCCGTGAGCGCGGTGACCACAACCGACAGGCTTTTCCACAAAAAACCGTTCTTGCTCTTGCTCATTTGTCGACGTCCACCTTCGGCGAGCCGGTCGCCGCGATGACCGAACAGGGCTGCGGAGGCGGGGCGGCGGGCATCCGTTCCTCGCCGCCCGCCCGTCCGCACGCACACGATGGATCAGGCCGTCTTCTGGAGGCCCGCGGCCTTGAGGGCCGCGATCTCGGCGTTGACCTTGGCGAAGGCCGCCGTCGCGTCGGCCACGAGCTTCACGACCTCCGCACGGGCGGCCGTGGTGTCGGTGATGAGCTTGTCGAACTGGGTCTTCTGGCTGCCCAGGTCATCTATCGCGGCCTCGAGGCTGGTCTCCAGCGCCTCGGTGTCGTCCTTGAGGCCGTTGTACTCGGCCGCCAGCGTCGAGAAATTATTCTCGACGTCGGCCTTCTCTGTGTCCCAATCGCCGGTCGCACAATCGGCCAACTCATGTTCCGCGCTGGGCGTGCCGCCGCTCTGATCGTCCACGTCTGCGGCGTCCAGGGTCGGGTCCGCGGCAGTCAGGGCCGCCGGAGCGGCCGTCATCGCCGCCGGCGCCGCGGACGTGATGGCCCCGAGCGCCGCCACGTTGTCGGCTGCCTTGGCCGACTCGGCCCCGCCGTTGAGCACCACGCACGCCGTCAGCGCCAGTGCGGCCTTGGCCTTGGCGGCCACGCCCGCGTAGTAGCCGGGCTGGACCGTATCGGTGAGCATCGCGGTCGAGGGATTCAACCACAGGTGGTCGCCCTGGTCCCAGTCTTCGGCCGAGGTCGCGAGCAGTTCGTGCTCGCCGCCGATCTCCACCATGCCGCTGGCGCCGTCGATAATGTCGACAACGGCGATTGCCAGCAGTGCTCCCAGCACGATCACGTCGCCGCCGGCGACCGTCAAGCCCGTCCCGTTCGTCCACTTCACTCTTCTGCCTTCACTGCGATACGTTTTCATCTTCGCTCTCCGGGCCAAGGCTCGTCGCCTGGGCCTGTGCAGAATCGACAATCGTCAATCGACAATCGTCTGTCGGGCCGGTAACTCGCGGCCGGCCCTCCGCGTGCCTGTCTTCAATCGTCAACTCGTGCTCTGCATAGCGCTTCGCAGAGCAGAGTCCGAAATCCCAAATCCGAAATTTCAGGCGCCGGCCTCAGGCATCGGCCGGCCCGGGTTCAGTCTCACTCGCCCGATTCGCCGGGGTTTTCGTACAGGCCGCGATAGTCGCTGGCCTTGGCGCCCAGGTTGTGGGTGCAGGCGACCTTCAAATCGCCGCTGTCGAACTCGGTCTCGGTCTTGATGACCGGGGCTTCCTCGCCGTCGAGGAAGGCCAGCCGCACGCCGCCGCCCGGGCCGTTCGGATCGCCGAACATGTACCAGGCCGCTGCGGACGCGATGCCGAGCTGCCCGCTGCCGACGACGCGGAGGCGGTTGGCGAACGGGTTGGGCGTCTGGTTGGTCTTGGCCGGATCGACCGTCGAGGCGATGAGCTGCTGCGTGGTGATCTCGAGCTGCACGGGTACGAGCACGCCGACGGGCCGGATGTTGAGCACGGCCGCGCCCGCGTCGCCGTCCTGGGGCGTTTGCAGGCCCTTCTGGAGCGCCATCGCCGCGTAGCCGGCCGACAGGGTCAGCACCGAGGGGGCCCCGATGTCGCCGCCGACCGCCACGTTCGCATGATCCTCGTCGAAGAGCGGGATCTCGTCCGAGAGCTCGGCGTTGGCCGTGATGATCGCCGTGGTCAGCACCTCTTCCTTGCGCCGGGCCGAGCTGACCCAGCCGCGGGGCAGGTTGCTGAAGATGCCCGTGTCGTCGTTGACGATCGCCTTGTGTGTGATCTTCATCCCGCGGCCGAAGCGCGCGACTTGTATCCTCTCGCGGGTCTCCCTCAGGACCGCGTAGCGGATCGGCTCGCCCTCGTCCATCGCCAGCAGGTCCGGCAGCTCGCTGATGGTGAGCAGGTCGTGCAGCCTGTAGTCGCGGGCCGTCATGCGCCCGCACCACAGCGGCCAGCTCACGGCGGCCTCGCTGTCGGCGTAGAAGGCCCGGACGGTCCGCCTCATCGCGTCGCCCAGGGCGTAGGGGAAGTCCGACGTACCCATGGCCAGGAACGCGGCGCTGCCCAGGTGGCTGGCCAGCATCCGCGGGTTCATCGCCAGGTCGAGGATCTGCTCCAGTCCCATGGCGTCAACGTCGCCGACGCCCACGTGGCGCAGGTAGGCCCGGGCCGAGCCGACCAGGCCGAGCGCCTGGAACTGGCCCGCCCGCTCGTGGGCCTTGCGGGCCACGGGCTTGCCGTCGGCGCCGCGGGCCGCCCGGCCGAAGCGGTCGAACGTGTAAAGCGGAACGTCCGCCGCCGTCAGCCAGCCGTCGACCATGCCGGTAGCGAGGGTCGCCAGGTTGCGGTCCTCGCCCATCTGGAAGCGAGAGCCCGCCCCGATCTCCAGGGGCTGCATCGCCTCGGCGAGGCCTGCCAATTCCTGTGCATGGGTGAGGCTCACGCCGCGGTCGCACAGGCCGGCCGCCCAGGTTTCCGGCAGCTTCTTGGCCTTGGCGAGTGCCATGATGTCCTTGCGGCGAGTGCCGTCGGCGGCCAGCGCCTCCTGGCCGATCCGCTCTCTGTCGACCGCGCTGACGATCGGCTCGCCGCCGTCATCGCCCGCAAGGCTGTCGGCGTCGCCCGCCTCGGCCGGGGGCTGAGGCTTGCCCTTGGGCTTCGTCTTCTTGGGCGCCGTGGGCGGATCGCCGGCCAGTGCCTCGGCTATTTCCTTCTGGTCGTCCTTGAGGCCGGCCAGAAACGCCGTCGCCTGCTCGTCGCTCGCATCCGCCGCCAGGCCGATGGAAATCAGATACTTTTTCAGTCGCTCGCTGAACATGTTTGGTTCTCCATAACTCTTCCGGCCTGGCGTTCCATCGCCTTGGCCCTGATTGCCCTTGTGCTCTCCGGTCAGCAGACCGTTGGGGTTGCCGCCGGGTTTTTCTACTATGTCCGTCGCCGTCACGCCGAGTATCCGGCCCAGCGGCGGCAAACCTTCGCGTTCGATGTATTGGTCCCGGATGAAGCGTATCGACACGCCGATCGCCGTCGGGTCCTTGCTCGCCAGTCCCAGGACGTAGGTGCCGAGCTTGCCGGTGGGGGAGTCGTCCGCGTAGGCCCCGATATGCAGGTCGGCCACGACGCGGCCGGCCTCGACGCGGGCGTTCCTGCTGCGGCCCATGAGCCGCAGGATGCCGTCGGTGTAGCCGCCCATCGGCCCGTCCTGGAGTTCCGGGTGGGTCAGGCGCATCTTGACCCCGACGGGGTTGGCGTTGATGGAATCCGCCACTTGGCGGAGCATCACGCCGTCCACCTCGAACGGCTCGCCCAGCAGCGGGTAGGCCATGCCGGCCGTGATCACCGCCGCGTTGCGGATCACGCCGCCGCCCAGGTCGCCGCCCGCGTCCTCGATCTTCAGCCCCTCGGCCGTGAAGGCCGTGGCCTGGACGAGGTTGACTTCTCTGTCGTCGCGGCTGCGGGCCAGCGATACCGCGTTGTCACAATCTGCGCGCGCCATTGTCGCTATACGACCCGCGTGGCGGGCCGTCTCCGTCATCGAGAATCGCCTGAAGCCTCGCCTGCCTGGCCACGAGGCCGGCCAGGTCGCCGTCGTCCGCGTCATTTCCGTTGTCGCCGGCCCTGGACGGGTCGGCGGGCTTTTTCCCGGCCTTGGGCTGGTTGGCGATCGAGGTTCCCCAGATCAGGGGCAACAGGTCGCCGAGGTTGTAATCGTTCTGCGCCATCCGCCTGAACTCGTCGATCTCGGCCAGCACGTCGCGGATGTCCTTGCCTTGTTCGTTGCAGTATTCCTGGGGGCTGCCGATCAGGTTCTTGAACTTCATGCTCCAGGCGGCCTGGTCCTTGATCTCGTCGATCGTGTGTTTCGGCGGGCCCTGCCAGTTGGTCGTCAGGTAGGCCGTGCGCCATCGCTGGCTTTCGGCGTAGCCCGTGGCCCGCAGGCGGCCTTCGAGTATGTTCAGCTCGACGAACCGCCGGCGGATGCGGCGCATCGCCTTGTGAATGAAGAGGATGTCCTGGATCCAGTCGACCTCGGCCCACATGTCCAATTTCGCCTGGCGCTGGCTGCTGAAATTTCCATCTGCGTACCAGCGGGCGACGGTGGTCAGGTCCAGGCCGGTGCCCGCGGAGATCCGCTTGAGCTGCTCCAGGACGAACGGCGGGTACATGGTGTCGGGGCTGGCGACGTTGGGAAAGTGCGGCTTCTGTCCCGGCTTCAGGACCGCGAACATGCCGGACTGTACGGCAATCTCAATCCTGCCGGCAAGTTCAGCCTCGCTCGGCTGGCCGCCCGGGCGCGCCGCACTGAGGCGCGCGGCCACAACGCCCGGCAGCGTCGGCGGGCCGCCGGCGTCGGGCTGCTCGATGAAGCCGACGTATGCGGCCCGAGTCCGCGAGGTATGCATCGTGTAGTTATCGAACATCGCCAGGTTGCGAATCGATTGCATGATGGGGCGCATCCACGGCGCACCGATCCGCTGGCGGACGCGGTCCTGGCGGTACAGGTGGATGCAGCGGTCGGCGGGTACTCGCCGCGACTTGCTGCCGTAGTCATCGAGCGGGTGCGCCGCCGTGTAGAGGTGGTACGCCAGCGGCTCGTGCCGGCTTCCCAGCTCGATGCCGCCGCGGACGGCGCGGCCCTCGAAATCCGTCAGCAGCGTGTCGCGCTGCTCGTACTCGATCTCCTGGAGCACCAGGGCCGCGGCCTCGCCTCTAGGCAGGTAGTCCTCGACGATGAACACTCCGCCGGCGGCGAACAGCTCGTTCATCCAGAGCTGCTGTTTTTCCGGCATGGTCTTGGTCTGCTCGGCGTCGCAGACTGCCGGGTCCCAATAGTATTCGTTCCAAAGGGCGTCAAGCTCGGCGTTGAAGCTCTTGAGCATCACGTTCGTGTCGGGGTGCCTGGCGGCCGAGCGGGCCGTTATGCCGCCGCCGACGACTGAGCGCCTGTAGCCGCCCTGCATACTGGCGGCGTAGCCGTCGTTGGCGATCATCGTCCGGCTGCGGGCGAGCATCGTGTCGAGGTCGTCGAGGATGGACTGGTCGGCGGAGGTCAGCGCCGCCCGCCAGTCGGCGGTCGTGGCGTCCTTGCGCGCGGCCTCGTGGTAAGTGCCGGCGAGTTCGATCGGCGGAACGGAAGCCTGGCGGAACCGGCGGACGAAGTCGCCCGCGGCGCGGCCGGCCCTTTCGATCAGCGAGCTGGTTTGTTCCTTCGGTGCCATCAGCTCGCCTCCTGGTAGCGGACAGTCGCGCAGGCGCCGCCGGCGTCGGCTGCGGCCTGGTCCTGCTCATCGATGACGGCCCGCTCGAAGTGGGCGAGCATTCGCTGGAGCTTGTCGAGGTCCTGGTGCGTGTAGGTGTTGGCGGCGACCGTGACGGTCATTTCCGGGTCGCTGATGAGCTCGGCGATCGCCCAGCGGATCAGCCTGACCATCTGGGCGTTGGTGTAGTCGGCCAGCGCGTCGATTTCTGCGGGCGTCCGTGCCATCGCGCCCATTGTCCAGGGCGGCGGCGGGGCGCCGGTAGGGGCTAGTTACCCCCTGCGGGTAAGAATTTTTGCGGGCCTCCAAGGCGACCTTTCATGAGACGAGCCGCAC